GGTTGTTTGGCATGCTTCAATGCTGCACTGCAATAACGTAGTGCGTCGATTAAGTGGTCGTTCTCTTTGATGACACGGCCCTTCTGGTCCCTTCGGTAGACCACATACTCTTTGGAAAGCTCGGAAAGGCTGCGGAAGAACTTCAATCGACCTGTAGCCAACATCTCTTGCAAGGCGTAAATGCCAGATTCCACAGCATTGTCTGCTGGAAACAGTTTAACTCCCAAATCTCGGTAGAGATTGAAGAGTTGTTTGCCATCTACCTGCGATCTTCCTCGGGAAGCTGGGTCGATTGCCACTGGAATCCAGTCACCACGGCCTTTTACAGCTTGAGCGTGGACAATTGGCTCCGCTTGGCCCCTTTTGTACTCGGAATAAGCGAACACTTCCTTGGTATCGGGGTTTTCAGCCAGCCAAATGCACGCGGTGTTGTTCCAACCCACGTCCATACCAGCGATTTTCTTCCAGTGTTTTGGAATATCGAAGTCTTTGACAAGAATTTCTTCAAGCGGGATAGTGAAAATCGTACCCGAACCCATCGAAGGAAGGCCCTTTGAGCGAGATTCCTTCAAATGAGAGGGGGTGGCGTCCAACATACGCTTCTTGGCGTCTTCGGTCAGCCACGGAGCGTCATCCCACCCAGCAATAATCACCGCTTTGGATGTTTCCGACGACTTTTCGATGGAGTCGATCTCACCTTTTCGCAGTCGTTCCTTGTCCCGCTCCTCGGCATCTTCACGAGAGAGCTTCACAATGCCCGGAATCTCCGACCCTTTGGGTAGGAACTCAGCATTGTTGTAGAAAGACAGGACAAGAGGAGTAAGACCAGCCAGAGGGGTGGCGGTGACGTACATGATGCCGTTGGTGGTCATCGTTCGGAGGTAGCACTCCGAGTAAATGTCTGCTGGAGGAAGCTCGTCCATCCAGATAACATCCTTTTCCGTACCGTAGAACGACACGATACCCTGTTCGGATGACTTAAAGCCGATTCGGGAAAGACCGCCAAAGGCTGATTTGACAAGAACGTAGTCAACGGCGCCACCGGAGTTGGGGCGATAAACCACCTTCTCAATCCGATCGGCGGGAATCATACCTGTGCCGATCTTACCGACATCTCCGATAAGGATTTTCTGGATGATGTCTCGACAGGTTTCTTTGTTGTCACCAACAACCCACATGTCCACAGGCTTGTCGAACTTTCTACCGGGCCACCAAGGGGCATACTCACCCAAGGCGTGACACGCGGTCTGGTAAGCACCTGCGTAGCTTTTGCCCACCCGGTTCGCGGCTGAGAAGTATGTCTCTTGGGAGAGCTTACTGGCCGAGAAGAAAGCGTAATGCTTCGGCAGATTCTCAATCCCGTACGGAGTACCGGGAGTAAACCACCTCACCCAACCACTCAGCTTTTCGGCTTCTTTCTTCGCTTCCAATGTTTCCAGCAACTCCACCAGCCGAGTAACTTCGTCGTCACTATCATCGGTAGAGAAAGTGCGGTTAAGATCAATCTCATCATCTGCACTGAAAACAAAAGAGTTATCAAGCCCCAGTTTACTCGTCGCCATTGTTGCTCACCTCCCCTTCAATCGTAAGCCGATTGTCCGAGGACTGCGGCAAAGCGCCAATTAACTCAGGCATATACTCGTGAATCTTCTTTAACACATCTTCCTTGGTCATTGTGGCGCTGACAGAAAGCTGCTTTGTATTCTGGTCAATCTTGTCGGCCCATCCGAAGAAATGACCCATCCGTGCTTTGTACAACGTTGTGTTGTAGTCCTTGTTGTTCAAGTTGACACGGCCTTCGCGGACATTCCACGCTTCAGCCAAATCACCGCCCATCTCTACAAGCTGGCGGAAATACGGGTCAGTCTGATACTTCTTCTCAAATTGCCGCTTGGTCATTTCGAGGTAGGCTGCCACTTCAACGTGGCTCCAACCTTCCTTGTAAAGATTGATTACCTCCTCTGCGGTAAACTTCTTCGCCACACTTGATCTCCTTATCCCGAGACGGCCAAAGGCCGGAGGTTGTTAGCCCCCGGCCTCGGCAAATTGTGTTACCTTTAAATCTTCTGGAGCTGCCCCGTAAACGTATGCCACGCCGGGGGTGGTGGGCTAAACTGAGGGCCGGGGTTAATAACATGATTCGCAATAAGAGCGGTGTACGAAATCTTACCCGGCTCAACAAGGTCGATGTCAATTCGACCAGCACTCTCACCCGTATCGTAACCCGAAATGTTATCAAACGGACCCGAGGCCGTAGGCCGAAGGAGAGTAAAATTACCCGTTCCACGGGGGCTCACACCCACAAGCCAAATCTGATTACCCTTGTTATCGTAGGTATAAATCTGGATGCTTTGCGTCTCTTCCGAGTGATTGATAATGCAACAACCCCACCCAGATTTTTCTGGGTTGTACCATGCGCCGCTCAAATCAAGAACGGAATCTACCTTCTTCTTTGCCATGATGACTACAAACTCCTTCGTTATTAAGGGTTAGTGGGGTCGAGCTTTAAGGTGCTTTAGTTGACCGAACATTTGCTCAAGATGGGCGACCAACAGATCAGGACCACCTCCTTGTGAAATTACAGCCTTCTACTAATCAGCCTTCTTGACCATAAACCAAATACCAACAAGGCTAACAATAACGAACAAAAGTGTAAGCCATTCGGATAGATGAGCGATAGGGCTCAATCCCTCCTTTACGACTTCGAGCTGTGTCGCTTGTGCGAGTCCGACACCGGAGGTGGTGATAGCTGCTCCGGTTTTACGGTCGGTTTGTGGGTCGGGTACGGCATCGGGGACCACGTTGGATGTGGGCTCGGAAGACTTGTGCGGCTTCGATTCTTCGGCATCAAACCTCTCATCCTTTGTGTAGGTAGTTCCGGTAAGGAACATACCGGCTTCCTCCTTACGTCGGTTCACCAACCCTTGAACTACCTTACCCCCTGCCTTTTTCCACTTGGGGAACTCAGCATAAGCCCCCGTGAAATCAGATTGGTTCAACTTACGAAGAAGGGTAGAACGAGCGAAAGCTCCGGGCCCAATGTTGTAGCAGAGCGATACAACAGCGTCCCATTGGGGTTGGCTAAGAGGAACCTTGATAAGCTGACGACAAGAGATTTCGTCTTGGGCTACGTGCTGGATAAGAAGCTGCTCAGCGAACTCTCGGGTAATGGTGTTACCCTCGAAAGCGTGACGAGGGTCAGTGATCCCATAACCAATAGTCCACACACCTACAAGGTCTTTGTAGGCTTTGGCTGAGAAGCCCTCGAACTTCTTAATGACGTTGAGGCCGTTCTCAGAGATTCTTCGGTCTCGGTTTGGGTTAGTGGTCATCTATTGACCTCCGTTTTGTTGAAAGTTGTTCGATTAAGAGTCCAAGAAAGCAGCGCTTGGAACAGTGATCGTGCTGCCAGTGTAGCCTCGAATCGAGCCTTTCGTGATTCGCACCTCGTCAATCCAGCCGCGATAAGCAAAGCGAGGATCACCAGAAACACCGCCAAGCCGAGAATTAGTTGCATCGTCGTTGTCAAACGATCCATTGGAATCAGAGGCTACTAGCGTACCGTCCACATAGATTCTACGGGCGGTGCCTTCCCTCACCCAAGCGACCCAAGTAAAATCCGTTGTGCTGATTGTTACAGACGCACTAAGGTCGGTGAAAACGTTTGAGCGCCACCAAACCGTAGTTGGCGTGACTCCAAGTGCAAGCCCCTCGGCTGAGTTCTGCGCGCCTGCCGACCACCAAAAGCCGACAGAAATATGAGGGGCAACAGGTCGGAACCAGCCCTCAATCACAAAGTCTTCGGTCTCCATGAAGTGACCGGCGATTCTTGAAGTCGGCTCAATATATTCGCCCGTGTCTGTTCCGGACGATGGCGACTCAAATCGCGTAGACGCAGTGCCAAACTGTTTCTCGTCAGTATCGACGTAAGGGCCAGCGGACGATGCGCCTGCATTCCGTTGCCAAGTCGTGGTGTTAATTACGTCCGGCCACGACTGCGACTCGTCCGTACCGTCCATGTGCAATAGCAACGTAACAAACGAAAAGAACGGATCGGTTGGTCCAGCCGGAGCAAACCTGTACGGATCGAGAATAAAACTCACGTCCGTCTCCCAATCAACCAAACTTTCAACCCACGAGCACCAGTAGTTCCAATCTGGTCTACATCCACAGTGATCTGGGCATCATCGGCAAGCGATGTGTCGGAGATCACGGGAGCTGTAGCAGCCGTTGTGCTGGTCAGCTCGGTATTGTCAATGGTCAACTTCGTGCTAAGGATCGATGTACCCGCCTCGTTGATGTCAACCGTAAAGATTGATCCACTAGGCTGGGCTGTACTCAACGAAGCTCGGACACCCGTGAGGGTAAACGCGTAGGGCATACGGAAAGTCACCTTAGCCGTCCCGGCTGTGATGTCCGTAGTCTCATCAGAGCAAGCAACACCGATAGCTTCGATGGGTTTGGAGTCTACGTTACCGGAACCCACGAGGGACTGGTTGTCAACAGTACGGATGTTCGTACCGGACGCAAGGGTGTCTTGCTTAGAGCTTGGGCTGAAATTACCCGCGTGCCACATCCCGTTCCCGTTGAACTCAGGGGCAGTTGACCCACTGGTAAACGTGAACGTGGTGATGTCATTACCAGCGTCACCGACAGCTTCAAGAGTCCAACTAGTCTGGTTAGACCCGGTACGACCCATCTCCAAACGGGCATAGGAGCCCGTGTCAGTGGGGTGGTCATACTGGACACTCAACTCATCGAAGCCAACGATAGAGCGAGCACCGACTCCCGTTGCAGGGCCAATACGTACCGCACTTGGAAGCGTGAGAGTAGTACCATCCCACACTGTACCAAGCACACCCCCGAAGCTCGTTCCATTGCGGAACTGGAGCTGAGTCCCGGTTCCACCGGGTGTACCACCACCTCCGGTGGGGGCTTCATTTACCCACCGACTCGTTCCCGAGTCCCAAGTGAGCACATCACCGTCAGCGACGGTGGTAATAACTACATCCCCAATGTCGTCTAGGTTTCCGATGGGAAGTGTGGGAAGGGGTACGTTCTCCCAAACCATCAAGGATGAGTTGTACTGCAAGATGTCTTCATCATCTGGGTTGGAGATCAACACATCGCTGATCTCTCCCAGTTCAGTCTCTTGGAGGATGCCCTCGAAGAGATTACGGAGGGCCACTTCCTCGTTTACGGGAAAGGGGAACAGCTTAGATTTCTTAATATCGGACAAGCTGGTAGCCCTCCTTGGCTAGATTGGACTCGCTTAGAGCGTGGGTGCGGCGTAGTTCGTGTCGGTCACACCGGCGTCAGCGTTGAGCTTCAAGCGCAGGGTATTCCCCCAAGTAACAAGGGACTCAATATTCGCCTCGATCTTGGCAAAGGCATCAGCCAGTTCCTTGGCCTTCTCGGAATCACCTTGGCTGAAGAAATCACGGGGTTTCAGGTTTGCTGCGGGCATTGGGTGTTACCTCCGTTACGGTTGGTTGGAGTCGCGATTGTAACGATGTTCAGCGGTTGTGTCAAGAGAGAGAGAGCGAACGCTAAGAGAGTAGCTTCTCCGCTTGTTCCTTGATCTCATCGGTAAACGGGAAGTCAAACCCAGAAGCCCCCTCCCAATCTCGGAAGTAGTCGAGGTGGTACGGAACCTTCTCGGATTCCTCGGGGTGCTCCGTCTGGAGCTTAACCAGTTCTCGGGACCACATGTCAAACATGTAATCGGGAACCACGGACTCGTACATCCGGTAGTACAGGTACGAGTGGACGGCGATGTTACGGCGAAGCTCAGCGATACGATCAATTACGTTTTTCACAGTT